ATTTTTTTTATCACCTATAAGATATTGGGGCAGACCTTAACAAACCCGGGAGATTCTAATGACGCAGTTTATTGATAACCAAACAGTCGAGAACCTACTTGATACACGCTCCTTCCGCTCCCAAGTTGCACTAACTGTAGCGTCTGCATCCACTCTGTCCCTGACCGTTGCCTCAGAGCTTGTTCAGGCAATCACCGGCTCAACCGCTGGTCAGATTGTTAAACTGCCAGATGCTACCACCCTTACAGTAGGACACCGCTTTGAGGTTTGGAACGCTACCTCAGTCAATGTAACCGTCAACGACAACGCTAGTGCACTCTTGGTCCTCCTTGGGCCAAACGAGCGGGCCTTCTTTGTCCTCCAAGTTGCTTCGCCAGCGGCCGGAACTTGGCTCTACTCTGTGCTTACAAAAACATCTGCCCAAGAGCAATTTCTCGTAACCTACCCGGGCACTGGCCTAGCTGTTAACTTCACTGGTGGGGTCGCAAGATTTAACGGAGTTAGTACGGCAGTTGCCGCTGGTACTATAACCCTGACTGCTTCAATCTCAGGCTTCATCTACATCACCACAGCCGGTGCTGTAACATCAGGGACCACTCTCCCAGATGGTGTGACCCCGTTGGCCACATTTACCACTTCAGGGTCTGCAGTAACTGCTTTGACCGATGCAAGAGAAACCATAGACGCTAACACCGTCTGGGGCGTAGTCGGTGATATCGTAGCTGAGACCTACAACCGCGCCGCGAGCGCCGGTATCCTAGAGAAGTACGCTAGAGCTGACCATGCCCATCTAAACAACGCCCTTCTTAACCGAGCAGGTGTAGTCGCCGCAGGAACTTTCGCTGGTAACCCAAAAAAGGCCACGGTGACGTTCTCAGTCGCACTACCATCAGCTACTTACGCTGTAAAAATTAGCGGTGGTGACGCACGGACGTGGACGTATGAGACGAGGACTGCAGCTGGCTTTGTAATCAACGCCAACGCCAATACCGCCCTGGCAAACGACGTAAGTTGGGAAGCTACTATAACAGGTGAAGCGAGCTAGCAGTGACGCAGGTAATTGACGCTATAACCGTTGAGGGTATGCTGTCACACGTCGGTAGGGTATCTGTGCCTACCACGCAAGCGACGGCTAACAGTACCCTTACGCTTACCGTCGCATCAAACATGGCCCAGTACTTTACAGGGAATACAATTGGCCAGGTATTGAAAATGCCAAATGCAACAACCCTGGAGATAGGTCATCGTTTTGAAGTTTATAACCAAAGTGCCCAGTCCATAGCTGTTCAAGATAACGCTGGCGCAGCTCTCATAACTTTACCGCCAGCCTCAATTTGTAACTTAATACTACAGCTTCAACCTGACGCGGCAGGTACTTGGATAAACTGGTCTATCTCCGCATCAACCATTGCGGGTGGAGTTGTAAACTACAACGTAGTGGCAGCAACCGCATTTACAACTTCATCGCAAACTGATGTGGTTATCACAGGATTCACCACCACCCCTGCCTCTGGGACCTATGCCATTTGGTACAACGCCTCGGTGTTTTATACAACGACACCAAAGGCACATTTCTGGAGCATATATAAAGCGGGTGTGGGGGTAACAGATTCAGCAAGGCAACAAGATACAGCCCACTCAAATCAAACCATGGTTGACACTACTATGACCATTGTTCAGGTGAGCGGGGCGGAAAATATTGATGTTCGCGTTAGGTGTTCCAACACGGGAGCTTTAACCGTCAACGCTAGGTCGTTACTTCTAAGCAGATTGGGGCCATAAAATGAAAACTCAGAGGTCAGCAGATGTCTCTTACTAAAACGTATACCAAGACGCCTTGTGCCTTGGACCGACTCATCCAGGAGGTCCAAATCAACGCCAGCATTACGGTCGCTCTTAACTACGAGACTACCAACCTTCTAGGCGATCAGCTCACTGTTGGATTTAGAGCAGATATGAGTGACTGGTCTGCAGTGGACACGCTTGTTACTGCACATACCGGCGTACCTTTGGTGCAGCCACCTCAAGTCGTAAAAATCGATCAGCCCGTAGACGCTGACTCAGCACCTATCACCCGCTCGAAAACAACCAGACCAGGCTGGCACTTTCAGCCACGGTGGCTGACCTTTCAGTCTGCAAAGTACGGCTCACTTCATAACAAAAAGATCGACACTATCACTGACTACGGTGATGGGACTTTAAAGTTCTGGAAGATTGTGAGCAACGCCTGGGTAGAGCTCAAGCTGGTTGACTACGCTGATGAGGCTGCGCTCCAGGCCGCACTTGATACCGACTGCACCATCACAACGATGGACTGGTATACAACGTTTGACTTTGATATCCGCGGCGGCGTCTTCCTTAACGGAGTCAGGCCGACTACCCCAACATGGGCGTACGCCTGCGTAGCCCCAGATGTTCCTGCTGCATACGGCGGATCAGTTCCTTTTTTAGATGGCGGTGTACCAATCCATTTATTACCAGACTACAACCTCATTCCCCAAGATGGTGGGACGGTGAAGAGCTTTGCCTATGACGCAGTCAACAAAACCAATAAAATACGCTTCACGGTTGCGCATGCTGCCGGTGTTAAAACTGATCTCGCAATTGCTTTCCAAATATTCAAACTCTGAGGTTGATCATGGTGCCTTTTTATGTTACTTACCGAGGCTTTAAGTATTCTCAGCTGGCAGGAGGGAAGTGGTCCCTCACGATGCCGTCAGGGCTTAGAAGCGTCATCGACGCTGCGACAGAAGACCAGGTGAAGACCATTATTGACTCAATAGTGAGCACCGCTGCCACAGGGAACTGAGCGTCAAGCACAATCCACTAAAACATTAATAATTCTAGTAATGTGCGGCAACAGCTCTGAGTGTTATAATCAAGGTCCATCATTTCTAGCTGTTTGCTAGTTCCATCATAGGTGGACCCTGGTCTACCCCGTCCGGGGTCCACTATTTTTTCTAGACTAACCTATCAATTATGGATAGAGGTCCCGATTGCTCGTAACAGCGTATGGCACCATCGTCTTCTCCGATACACAAACACACTTTGTGTCTCCGTCGTCAGACTTAAACGTGCAGGACTTGCACCCAGTAGCCATGCAGGTTTCAGTGGCTTGAGCTTTTAGATTTATAGTCACCAGACCGTCAGCCCCGCCAGAGCCTATCGTTCGTGACAAGCGGCAGTCACCTCCAACACTAGAACCAGATCGGTAAAGGAAGTAGCTACCAGTAGCGCGGTCACGTTCTAGGTACATCTTCTTGACAACAGTGCCATCAGAAAACGTCTGCTTAACACCAGACAAAAACATCGACTGTACCGTGCCGGTATCAAGCCGGTACACCCCAACGACAGTGGATTGGATAACTTCGGGCGGAGCGGGTATGGGTTCTGGGGTTAGGCAGGATGATAGGATGAAAACCAGTAGTGTGTAGTACTTCACTTTTTTATCCCTCAACGATCTCAAGAATAACTCTGGCTCGGTAACGTCCACCAACCGCACTTAGTAGCGTGCGGAGTGCGTCAGCGTTTCGACCTGACCTACCAATGATTTTACCAGAGTCACTTTGCAAAGATTTGATGGAAATGAAAACAGTCTTTGACTGAGTAGCTGTGCCCTCGATATAAACGTCTTCTGGACTATCAACCATAGCCTGAACGACTGGCAAAAACACGGCCTTCATTTGTTCTAGAACTTCAGCACCGTTGAATTCCACGACAACCTCTGCGAAAAGTAGTTATCTACTAGACATTGTATGAACTCCTGCCCCATGTCAAAATCTAGTGTACCTCAATATCCGCACGATAGTTTAACTGGTAAAACTCACCCTCTGGTACTTCTCGGGGCACCCTGAGGTGAACGGTGGTTCGAGCCCACCCGTGCGGCCCGTCCAAGCAAATTTTCCAAGCAAAGTTGGTATAAGCATTGTGTAGCAATGTTTTCATTAACTTAACTAGGAGCAGAAAATGTTTGGAAAAAAAGAAGAGATCACAGCACCCACACTAACAGCAACCCCACCAGTGGTAGCCGCAACACCGGCAGTACCCAACCCGCAGACAAGACCGTTAACTGGCCTAGAGAAAGTTGGAATCTGGGCAGTGACGATCGTTAAATACGGCGGCGGAGCCGCACTCCTCAGCATCGGCGCAGGAGCGTGTACAGCATTGTTCGGTTTCGGGAGAGACAAGACCACCGCTCTGTTAAACGACAAGAGCACGACTGGGACCGTTACCCCCATGAAGCGGGCAAACGGTTAAGTAAAAAAAAGGGGGCATGGATGCTTCCTTTTTTTACCAATCAAGTTTTTTAGCTATGCGGAAAACTCAATCGGACCAATAGCAAAGCCCTTCTCTGTGACTAGGTTTGCTGGGATTGGTTTAATCATTGTCATTTCTACAATAATGCTACGAATTATCGCTGCGGTCGATATCGAGTGTGTACCGACGACTCTTGCCCGTCAAGATATCAGACGCTAGCTTGGCGTAATGCAAACTGTGAAACCAGTCATCTGGATCAGTTGAGCGGTGGTCATACTTCATCTCACGACGGTACTCGACATACTCAGAATAGATGGCCAGTATATCTTTCGCGTAACGCTCAATCTGCGTCCATCGTGGGAACTGGATAAAACCGTGCTTCATGTCAAAGAAAAGCTCGGACATCATGAAGTTTCTCTGAAGGTGGTAACGGAACCCTAGCGGATCCCACTTCATGCGCTGCTTGAGTTTGGGCAAATACTGAAACTGGACAACCTTGTGTTTGTCATGTGAATTGATGATGTGTTGGGTGCCGTGAGTCATAAGGCGGGTGAGATGATTGTTTACGCCCCAACCGTGGCCCCAGTCAACCCCAATCAGCTGCACCTGGAGGGTGCGGCATATCCTAGCGATATCCTTGACAACATGATCAGGGTCAATCTCTTGTCCTTCGTATTTTTTTACGAGCTTGACCGACCAGGTCTTCTGATCCGTATATGCCCCAATAGTGAGCACCGTGTAGGAAGCGTTCCTGATCTTCCCAGAGGGCGACTTCTCTGACCCGTCGTTACCCTCCCCCCAATCGACTCCAGCCGTCAGGAGGTACCTCCGCGACTCCCCAATGATGTCTGAGGTTAGGTTGCTGGGGTCCCACAGGTCGTAGCTGGCACAAAGTTCGATGAGCTCATCCCGGGTGATCGGCTTTGACGCGGAGTCATAGCTCAGGCCCAGAACCTCATTATAGAGTTGTCCTAACGGGTAGTTATCCCTTTTCCATAGGATGCGCATCCACTGGTCAAGGAGACCAACGATCCAAGGCACCATAAGCTGCGGGATGCGGTAGCCCTGGATCTGCTTACCAGAGCAGGTAGTCATCCAGCGGCCGTTGCGGACGTTCAGGGGTTTTTTACACTTCTTGCAGATAGGTCCAGGTGGCAACTTGCCACTAAGGTAATCCTTGGTGGGACCAATATTGGTCTCATCAAGGAAGTTCCACTTGCCACAGCCGCACGGCACAAGCCACTCGTTCTGACTGGTCTCTTGCCAGTAAGTCTCAATGGGGTTATCCAAAGACTTTGGAGTACCAGCCATGAGCCGCATAGCATCTGGAAAGTGGGACGTACACTCCATGATGACTGGGATCTCTGAGCCTAAGAAATCTTGAACCTCATCAAGGCATAGGATCCGAGCTGAAATACCGCGAGTTCTATCCGCGGACCTAAACGCCGAGCGAAGGAAGATGTAGCTGCCGTTGGTAAAACCCTTCTCAAACACCTGCGTTGAGACGGCGTGGTCCTGGAAATACTTTCTGACAAAAGGAGACTTCTCGATCGCTGGCCGCAGCTTCTCGTTAGAGAACTGTCGTGTCTGGGTG